TATTGCTCTTTCAATCTCTAAATCTTTTTCTTTTTGTGACATTTCGTCATCAACATTAGCAACACGAGCTAAATACTCACAACAAGTTGGATGAACAAACGTTTGACTGTGTTCAATGTCGAACAAAAGCCAATTGCGAAAGTCAGTGAAGTAATCAAAAGGATTGTCAATCAGACTTAACATGAATTCTGTTTCCATTGTTACTTCATTGTCATTCGTTAACTCTAAACTATCATCAATCGCCATTAATCATTTCACTCCTTTCCTTTAAGATACTTCGAAACTGTTGATGTAGAAACACCAAGCTTATTAGCAATCTCGCTCAAAGTGTAGTTAGAAGCTGATAAAGCTTTGATTCGACTAACTTGAGCAGAGCTCAAACTATTCGTAGACTTTGGTGTTGCTCTTTGTCTTAATGTATCAATGTTCGTATTGTTAAGAATCTTCTTCAAAGTATTCTCACTAATTGCACCAGCTTGAATTGCTTCCCATTCTTTATCAGAAATTGTGATATCTCGATCTCTTCTAGCTACAGACTTAACTTTCTGTCTATACTTAGAAACTGCCTGTTGACTAACTTTCTTAGCATCAGCAGGCTTCATATCTGTACCATTCTCTTTCTTATAAGCTTCTTTCTTAGAATTGATTTCAGCATTCGCTAATCTAAGAGCAGCTCTTTCACGAGTTGTATTCAAAAGAGCGTTATTAAGCTTAGACATCAAAGAAGATACTTCCTTCTGATAAGTCTTCTTAGCAGTAGAGCTGTACTCTATCTTACCCGTATTCCTCATCTCAATACGAGCCTGATTAGCTAGAGCCTTCATGCTATTAGCATAATCAGCATAGACAATCTCCATGGGATGGGCCTTGGTGGATACCAGGGTATAGGCGTCGTCTGTCTCCGCCATCTTGGTACTCTCCTGGGTACGTTTCTTAAGCTTATAGGAGATAGTCCCCGTCTTATCGGTATAGGATACCTCCCCCGTCTTATCATCCACCCTCTTCACTGGGTTATACCGATCATAGGCATCCTTATCATTTACATCATAGGTAATCTTCTTACCATCAGTGGTCCGGATAGTCATAGTCCCAGTCTTCTTATTGTACTCACGGGATGGGTAGTACAAGTCGTCGGCAGTCTTCCATAGTTTAGCACCATCAGGTCGACTAGGATCATAGTCCTTATCCCCAGGCATATTAATTTTATAGCTACCCTGTCTCTTATCTACAGACTGCTGTCCCTTAGCTCTAGAAAGTATAGTGGATGCGCCACCAGAACTACCATCTTCTTTCTGCTGGTACTCTTTCTTAAGAGCAGCTATATTGTTATCAATCTCACTAGCTTTGTAGTCAAGCTTGTGTTTCTCTGCATCGATAACAACCATACTATGTCTAACCGCTCTAGCAATCTTATCATTAGGAGCTCCTGCTAAAGTCATATCCGTAATAAGGTTGGAGATAACACCCATCTGAGTTCCTGTATTTTTCATGATAGGATACTCAACACCATTGCGATAGTAATGTTCCTTACCATTAGTATCAACTTTCTTCGTTCCACCATAAGCTAACTTAGGATCAAATCCCTCAAGCTCTTTCAATGGCTGCTGATTCGTAATCTTAACCTTACCTTGACGGTCGTGTGTCGGAATACACATAACTGTATCGCCATCGAAGTCTGCACCAGACAGCTGTTCCGCAATCTTATGATTAATACCAACCGCATCAATAACATCAGTACCTAATAACTTTCTAGCCGCTGCATGTTTATTGTTTACAGTTAAGATAGGAATCTCAAAAGTACCACCATGAGGATAACGAATGAGTGCTAACTTAGAACCATTCTCGTAGTTAGGAGCATACACTTCGTTGTCCTTCAAACTATTGATAGGAACAATAACATGATACTTCTGACCAGGTAATGCTGCTGCCTTTAAACTCACAGCTGCGGAATCACATCCATCCGCAAACTTCTCAAGAAGATGTTTCTTAACTGTAGGATTTGTGAGAGCACAGATCTCATCAAACTCGGCCATCTTATCAGCTTTTGCCAGATTCAACTGCTTCTTAGCTAAAGTCAAACTCTGCTTACCTAAGAACTGAGAAGGAATGGCATTAGACCAATCATCCCAGTCGCCTTCGTCTGCTCTTTTATTGATGAGACCAAGCTTCTTCTTTCCAGTCTTCGGATCATCATACCAATACTGACCACCTTTATCGGCATCTTTAATGAGAGATCCAAAAGGATTATCAGGATCAGACTTGATCTTTTTAAGTACATCGGTCATCGGAGTGCCCTTACTCTTGTTAGTGTTAAAGATTACATCAACACCATCAGGCATCTTGTCGGAATAAACTGCCATTCCTTTTAAGTAATGAGTTCCATCTACAAGAATACGAACCTGAGAGTAACGAGAATCACCTAAAGAAAGATCAGGAACACCTCTTCTTAATTCGATGATTCCGTCTTTCTCAAGACCACCTTCTTCGTTGTAACGAATCTTAAGTCGCTTTGAGTCCAGACTTTCGGGATATGTAAATTTCTTATGATAAGTATCTCCACCATCATCCGAAACATAGTCATTAATGGTCTTTACTTTATCATAGTCGTAGATCTCATTATGTTTTGTACCAGGTAAACAAAGAACTCTTTGGTTAGTCTGTTGACCAGGATTGGTAGGCTGAGGAATTCCTCCTTTATAAACAGGACAGCCTTCAGCTTTCTCAAGATAATCAATAGCCATATCCAGACGCTCTTTGGAAATACCTAATTCTCTGGCTACGTCGCTACCTACATCGATCATTCCTTTCTCTTCAAGATTCTTTCTTAAGAGATTAACTGTTTCCATAGCCTGATTCATCTTATCTTCAGAGCCAGGATTCAGTAAGGAACGAACTGTAGATTCGTTAATTCCCATTTTTTTACCGATAGCTGTAGGTCCAAGTCCATCTTCCTGCAAAGATTTCGCAGTGGCTACCTGAAGACATCTTTCTTCATAGTTAGCCCAAGAAACCTGTCTACGATACTCACTGGATGTAAGACCCATAGACTTAGCAATTGCATTATCACCGGTCCATTTTTTACCATTCTCATCAGTGTATGTAAAATTGGATTCCTTGAGTTCTTTAATACGGCCGAGGAAGTCTTTGGAATGCTGATATGGATTATCTCCAGATCCGTATGGATATCTACCCGAACGTCTTGGCATCCCATAATGTATTAACTCTTCATCGGACAACCGGTCGACTGTCCCAAAATAGGATAATATTTCGTCTGCTAATGAAGACATTTAATTTACACCTCCCCATTCATTTCTCGTAGCAATTTATCTGAATGAATAATCGTATCCATAATCGGTACAATATCCTCTGCTGTAGGATTATGGTAAAGGATCTCATCATTCTGATAAATTCTTAACTCCATTTCAATTTCGCCTGGTTTGTATTTATACTCCAAACAAAAAAGAGCAGCATATACCATTAACTGCTCCATCTTCGCTGGTAAAGTACCAGACTTATAATCATGTATTCTCAACTGATTGTTTCTGAAAGAAATAGCATCTGCTGTACCAAAACAGTATTCCGAATATACAAGAGGCTGCTCAGGAGTTAATTTGAATCCAACCGCGTCGTTCACATAAGTCATGAAATTGTTATAGATTCGATCCATATCAATTGCAGCTCTAGGAATACCATTTTTAAGCAAATGTACTAAAACCATTGTCTTATCTGTTTTCTTAATCTTGATTCCATTTTTGATAAGAGTTTCAGCAAGCTCATGCAGAAGAGTCCCCATACTCTGTGCATAGTTACTTACAAATTTCTGAAAGAGTTGATCTTCAGAGTAATTTAACCAGTAAGGCTGGCTCGGTGCTAACATAGAATGTTTTCCCGCCAATTCTTTGTGATTTGTAAAATTCATTTATTTGCGCTCCTTTCATAAATGAAATCGTTAACAGTTAAAAAATGATTCGAGTTCTTGCAAAGTTTCATCTTTATTTTCTGGATAGATAAAAGCTGAGAAGGACATCTCGTTCATTTTATTCACATAGTAATCCTGATTAGGTCTGTGTTTTGCTTTTGCATTCTGCTTAACTTCTAAAGAGCCCCACTTATTTTCATGGAGAACAAGAAGATCAGGAATGCCCTGAATATATGAAGAGTCATTCTTCATAACAATACATCCAGGAAATCTGTCTTTAATCTCTTTAATGAGATTCGACTGAAATTTGTTTTCTAACATGATAGTGAGTCTCCTTTTCTTTTAAAATAAAAACTGTCAGGTCATAAGCAGGTCCAATAAGGATAATCCTACAAACAACGAGACAGTCTATAATCAAAACAAAGAGAATTAGTATGCCAAAATTTTGGACATTGTAACTCTCTCTCATAAAAGAATATGTTTTTTAAGCGAATTTTTAACCAATCGGTAAGTATGTCTAAAATGAACAAAAAAAGAAGAGGGCTTGTGGATCAAGCGCCTCAACTTTCTTTTTACTATGTATTATTCAATTATTTCATCAACCATAATAAGTTCGTCAATTGTACAATCCAAAGCTTTAGCCAGTTTAATGAGATTGTCACTTGATGGGGATCTCAAACCATTGTAATATCGACTAACGGTCACTTCATTAATTCCACTCGCTTCTGCTAATTCTCTCTGATTATATTTTTTATTCCGATATGCGATTCGTCGCAACCTTCTAGCAAACTCATTTTTCCATTCTTGTTCAGTCATCAATGTCCTCCTTCTTTACCCACGCAAGATTATCTGAATGATGATTATAAAAATCGTCATCTAATTTTATAACCTCACAATCATCATGCGGCCCACCATTGAATGTCTCAGCGACTAATCGTTTCAAACTGACGTATACATATTTATTATGCGTATTACAGAGGTATACTTGCATATCGTCATCTTTTCGTGAATATATAGGTTCGATCAAACGATGAAATCTTTTATTTCGCACCTCTCCATAATTACTTATTTCATACTTAGGATATGATTCGTGCTGCTTCCAAATTTCGTTCATTAATTTTCTCCTTTCCAGCTTATACTTGTTAATTCGGTTACTGAACATCCAAGTGCTCGGCTAAGCCGTTGTAAATTAAATCCGCTAGGTGTTGCTAGTCCGTTCATATATCGACTGAGTGTAACTATAGATATACCAGACCTTTGACTAAGACGATCTTGACTAATACCTTGTCTTCTCATTTTAATGACTAATCGTTTTGAAAAGTTTTTTCGCCATGTGTCTTCGTTCGTTGAGATTTCATTATAGTGATCGTCAATATCCTGTTTATTTTGGACTGGAGTAATACAACTGCCTATTGTATTAAATACATACATTAATCCATCCGACATAGTTACAGTTATCTCTGCATAACCACTTGGATACCAATCAACAACTGTCGCTATATCTTTTCGTCCACGACTTATACACATATCTTCGTAAGTCGATTCGAAATTCCTTAGGACCGGTTCCCAAATTCGTAAATACTTATCCATCCATATTTTCTCCTTTCTGTTAATCTACTAGATCTTCGTAATCACAATCTAGAGCTTCCATAATATTTGCAATACTTTTTAAAGTAGGCATCATTTCTCCAGCAATATAACGACTAATGGTAGATTCGCTTATACCGGTTAATTTAGAGAGCTCTTTCTGACTCATTCGTGCATCCGTTAATAAAGCTTTCAAGTTTCTTCCAAAATCATGTAAAAGTTTGTATTCGTCCATCTTTTTCACCTCCTTTCTTAAAATTATATTTTACGCAATCACCCACTAAACTCTTTTTATTGTAGGTTTATAAAGGATCCTTTAAGCTCTAACTTTTGTACTTAAACAATCCTTTATAAAAAACTTTCAAGGTAATATAAAGGTAGATTGCGTATAATATAATTTTTTAACCCCAAATGGTCCGTTTTTACCCCAAAATCACCCGAATTATTGGCCTGCCTAAAAATAAAATGCCTCAAAAACGCCTATTTATTGGCCTGCCTAAAAATCATTTTTACGATTTATTGGCCTGCCTAAAAATACCCTAAAACACCTTAAATTACCGAATTATAGGCAGTCCAAAAAATACCTAAAATGGTCCGAATTATTGGCCTGCCTAAAATTATTTTGCCCTATTTATTGGCCTGCCTAAAAATCAAAAACGCTAAAAATGCCTCAAAAACGCCTATTTATTGGCCTGCCTAAAAATCAAAAAGTACTCAAAATCACTGAAATTTGCCTAAAATCACCTGAATTTACCTATTTATTGGCCTGCCTAAAAATATAATTCAGGCGTTAATTGCGGCTTTTTAGCAGGTTATACTTGATTCTAATAGCATCTAATATGGTGTTTGTCATGTTGTTTTCCTCATTTTCACACACATATTGGACCATTTTCAGCTCTTCATCGGACATTTTAATCTGTACACGATTCCTTCTAGCACCATCTTTCTCGGGTCTCCCCCGTCTTTTCTTATCAGTTTCGCTCATGTTATCGCCTCCTTTCTACAATTCATCGTCAATTCACAAACAAAAGAGAATATCAAGTACTCTCCTATAACAGAAAAAGTTTCCGTCGCGAATTGACTACCAAACGGTGACAAAATCCACCAAAATATCAAGTACCTCTCATATGCTCATTCTCATAATCCTCGATCAATTTCCGCATAGTATCTGCCTTATTCATACCCAAATCTTTACAAACACGATCCAAACGCTCAAACTCAATAGAATTCATACGCACTCTGTACTCATTCACACGAGGATCTTCAAGAACAGGTCTTCCACGCTTTGCCATAAATATCATCTCCTTTCTTCTCTAATTACGGTATTTGTATAAAGATAAACAATATAACGATTACCTTCATATGAAATAATGTCACCATCCATATCACAGCTACATCCCCTTGCTTCATGTAATATAGTTTCTTTCAATTTCTTGTCAGTTAATATCAAAATCTCAGTTCCCTTCGAATATCTCCTCATTAACATTCAGAAATAAAAGAGAAGAGCCAATATTACAGCCCTTCGTCCTCATCTTCGATCTGATTCTCTATCATACGCTCAAATACTTCAAATACAAACATTCCTAATATTGTCAATGCAATCAGAGCAACCAGGCATACTACCATGTACATCCAGTTTCTCGTAATAAACGAGATACCAGTAAATACTAACAATAGTACTCCAAGAATACTCCAAAACCACTGTTCAATAATATCTAATAATCTTTCGTTCATATCTTTACCCTCCTATTTAATAGTGATCAGTTTCTCATAAAAGGATGTGTTTTTTACGCGTACCCTATTTAATAGAAAAAGAAGAGTACCAGTTTTTCAACTAAATACCCTTCTTCATTCTCAAACCTCAAAACCCAAACCTATTTCACTTTTCCGACGGCATCCACAAACATAATTCCACCAGCTACTTTGCAGAGAACACCAGCATCGTCCACAATGGTATCTTTACCGGTCATTTCAACGAATCCAGCAGCATCAATCGGTAAAAAGTATTTCGAATCCTTCTTCATCTGGTCAGAAATCTTGACAAACTTAATAAAGTTTTCCGAATTCCGGTCTCCCTTATTAACTGTATCAATGATCTTCTTACCATAATCATCAGAAATCTTCACACTCGATCTACCAAGCAAATACATGCTCACTCCGCCGATAACTAAACCAGCTCCGATACACAGTTCTTTCTTGTGTTCTCTTACAAACTCCTTGATTTCATTTTTCATAATATCTCATCCTTTCTTTGAATTAGATTTTTAACCTTTCGGTCTGCATAATAGAATAAGTATTTTACGCGCGAATCACATTCTTGACTTCATCGCTAAGTCTCAGAAAATCGTACAGATCCTCAAGGCAATTCTCACACAAATCGAATTTGTATCTAGTTCCTTCAGAGACAGGTACTATATTAATGCCTCCAATGCACTTACTTCCAGGCTCGTCATAATACTCTCCACATCTATCACATTTCTTAGCATTTGCCATAAAATATCAATCCTCCTGCTCTACAATTTTCTTAACAAGATCATTAAAACTATAAGCCTCATCAGTATTTGTTAAGGAAATAAGCTGAAACCTAACAAAAGCTCGAAAATCTGAATGACAGGTATCATCAAACAGAAAATATCTAGGTCTCGAAACTCGAATCATCGAATCATAAGAGAGTCGAATCTCGATTGTGATATCTTTCTGTGAAAACCAAAATCTCCTAATTTCAGGAGTAACTACACACGGTCCAAGCGACCGAAGGTTCTCGTCATTAATTATCTTCTGTCCGATTTCTTCAACTCTATCTTTTTCATGGGTAAAAATTACGACATTCACAAATATCAATCCTCACTTTCATTCTCTAATGCAATATTCAAAAACTGCACACTATAATCACCACTTTTGTTATCTGCGACGTCTTCGTTTAGATAAAACCGAAGATCGTTGTGTATTTCCTTTCTGTCCATAAAATCAAGTCTGGTTTTCTCATCGTTGAAGACAGCTCTGGAAGTAGTACATGGTGTTCTTCCAACCTCGATCGAAATATGTTTGTTATTCAGCAATCTTTCCAGTTCTTCTTTGTTAAGGATGATCACATAATTATTAGCCGGTAATCCAAAATGAGTTCTCATAAAATATTTTACGCTCCTTTTCTTCTTATTTATAAAGATCTAATAAGTATTGAAGAACTTTCTTTTCGATTCCAGCTCTCGGTCTAATATCCCAACCTCTATCGTAATTAATAATGGTGTTATCCCAAGTCCAAGAATCCTCTCCAATATCTTTCACGACCTGCAATTTTGAAA